GAGAAAGACATCTCTTTGAAAGCGTTGTTGTCTGCATCACCAATTGCTTCAGCAGTTGCAGTAGCAGTACCAGCACCACCAGTATAAGTACCTGGCGAACCATCATTCAAGACAGCAGGGTTAGTGCCAGCCTGTGTGCCTGAACCAGAGAAATCTGAATCTGGTTCTGCATATTGGTTCTCTGTACCAGTTGCGTTGGTATAGCGTGAACGCATTGCGAAGATTAACCCTGTTGGGCCAGTCATCGGTTGAACACCAGCAATATCATAAGCGATAAGGTTAGGCATAGAACGTCTAACTAGTGAAATCATAATTGGATTCCAGTTAGCTGTTCCGCCGGTGTTATTTGTTGGTGCTGCTTCGTTTAAGAATTTAGAGTCTTCAGCAATTGACTTTTCTTGGTTTTCTAAGATAACAGTGGTTACAGCTCTCTTGTATGAGTCTTTGATCTCTGGAAGATCATTGTGCTCGAGGACTGGCTGCCACTTTTCCTGTAGATGTTCTGTCTGGAACATTTTATTTCTCCTTGTTAGGTTTACTAATAATATTTATAAAAAACGAATCTTTCATCGTTATTTTGCACGCTTTACGTTTCGACTAATTGCACTCATGTAAGTACTCATAGCACCAGTTGTATCAATAGCTGTTTGTTCTTCTTGAACAGCATCTACGGATTCAGCGACAGTTTGTGCCTTTGGAAAGTAACTTTCCTTAAGCGTTTCGAGTTTTTCACTGAAAGATTCTTCAGTTGTGAACTCTACGTCCTCAGCAAGAGACTTAAATTTTTCAATTTCCGTATCTGCAAGGTCAGAAGCGACTTGTGCGAAAACTGACTCACGAACCAATACATCCTTTTCACTTTTCAGTGAAGCGAGCGTAGTGATTTGTTCATTCAACTTCTCTTCTAGAGCATCAATCTGTGCAGACTGTTGACCTAAAATATCGTACTTCTCATCTGGTACATCTATATAGTGTTCTTCGAATAGAGACTTTAATCCAGAAATGAAGTCTTCTGCAATCTCACCCTTTAGTCCACGTTCAATAGCGATTTCGTTTTCTTTCATCCACTCTTCTACAACGTAGTTCATGTATGCATCGACTTTTTCAGTCAATTCACTGCGTACTGATTCAACTTCTTCAGCAATTTCTTGCGTCTTAGCTTCTTCAATTCTCAATACTTCTGAACGAAGTTTTGATTTTACAGCAGCTTCAAAAATTGTGGATGCTTTTTCCTTAAATTCTTCAGAAAGTTCTTCACCTTGTACAAGTGCAGTTACGTCTTCAGAAACATCTACAGATGCTAAACGAGCGTCTAAAGTAGATTCATCTACTTCTTCAACATCATCTTCGTCATCGTCTTCTTCTTTATTCATCGAATCATATGATGCTTTCAGTTCAGTTGCTTTCATGCCTTCCAACTTGGAATACATTGCTTTCAACATCTCTGCTTTGGTCATCTTCTTCGATTCTTCCAGATCATCACCTTCGTGATCGAGTTCAGCGTCTTCTTTGGTTTGTTTGGCTTTAGGTTCTGCGGCCTTAGTGACTTTTGCAGATGCCTTCTTTCCAACACTGTCTGTTGACTTTGGATCAACGACAGCCTTACCCAAATCTTCTACTTCACCCTCTGGCTTTTCCATTGAGTCACCTTTACCAGCACTGTCGGTTTGCTTCTTTGCTTCTTCAAGCTCCAATTCTACCTGTGCTTCCAGTTCCTCAATTGTCTTGTCTAGTTCTGACATTGGGATCTCCTTGAGTTGTTTTGTCTTATCATAATCATATTTATAATAATTAAAGTTTCGACATAAATTTAGCGAAGGCAAGTGCGGAAACATTTGACTGTCCCTTTCGTACACCTTCATTTATATCATTTTTGATTCCATTGATATCTACTTCTCGTAGAATACCGTTGTTCCAAATCCACTCCTTACCTTCCATAATACCTTCAACGAAGGCTTGTGGTGCAGAAGGGTCTGCAACAATATCTGCCGCTGTGGCAAGATAAAAATCGTCTTTCACATAATTCGCACCTCTCCTAGATTCGATAGACCCCATGCCTCTTGAAGAGACACCTAGTTTACCACCATCTTTGATTAGTGCTTTCGCAATTTCCCCCATTGGAGTTGAGAGCAGTTTCGCCTCACCAATAAAGTTCTTTCCATCCGCTTCCAGTTTTGTAATCATGTGCGATACTCTGTCAAGATTGACAGTGGGGCCTTCTGGATGACCCAGTTCCCCAAATGCACGACCTTCGGCAACAAATTCTTTGTTATAACGTGCTACTTCTTTCTCTAGCACGTTCATCGGGTAGACACGACCATTACGGTTTTTCATGTCTGCCTGCATAAAGATTCCACGAATCTTCATCTCTTTACCACCACCTTCTTTCTCTTCGGTGATGTATTCTACGTCTTGTATATGTTCAGCAATAAGTTTCATTTCAATTCCCCTTTAAGGTTGACTACCAACTGCTGTGCAACTCATTGCAGCAGAGCACACAATATTATCACTTGGTTTTTTATCAACAAAAATAACTTGGTTTTGAATCAATACCACTGTTCCAGCATATGTCTTTGTGGCCGTAATCGTATGATTTTCTGATGGGCCATCGGTTAAAGTTAATACTACGTTATTTTCTGCATTTACAAGTGAAGTTGCAAGACTAACTGTGTTTGCATCTACTACCTTTACGAAATACGTTTGATCGTCTACTAATTCAGCAATCTTAGTTCCACCACCATCAGAATAAATAACCTCATCCCCTGTAGTAAAACCATGACTTGAAACTGTAATTGCAGCGGCAGCAACATGAGAAGCTGCGTCAAATGTACCAACTGGAGCGGCAATAGTAACTGTTCCAGCGTTAGTAGCATTAACTCTAATTCTTGTTGCTCTACTTAATGTAGTTGCTGATGTAACAGCGGTTGCACTTCCTTTTAAAATCATCTTTACATTCCCTAAATTGTAAGCATTTCGTTTTCGAAGTAATCCATGAGTGCCTTAGTAGGTACTTTAAACTTCTTAGAAACACTATTTATTGTTTTATCAAAGGTATTTAGGAAATCTGTAGGTTTAGAATCCATCTCTTTGAAAATAGCGTCAATAGCCTTCCTCATCTGCGGAGATAATTTCTTATACTCCTTAGATGATTTGTGCTCGTCTTTCTCTGGTAAGTCCTGTTGGAACTGTGAAAGAGTCTTACTCACTATCTTCTTCTACCTCAGGCAAGTGATGTGTTACAAAAGTTTGAGCAACATCTACACGTTTTGTTTCTAGTGCATCTCCAACCTTCGCTGCGAGGGCACTGTTAAAGTGAGTCTCTGCTGACAAGTTATCACCTGTCGCAATAGAGTTCACAAAATCTTTTACATTATCCATCTATTTATACTCCTATTATATATCATCTTCAGTTGAGGGTTCATCTTCTAATGGTTCCTCATCTTTGATTTGTTGTTCAACGTCACTAATTTCCTCATCAGTCATACGAAGAATCTTCTTCTTAACGTATTCTTGGGAGAAGTATGTTCCTACATAAGATTCGATCTGTCCGAGCATGTCGAGTCTTTCTCTAAGAATCTCTGCGTTTTTAAGTTCTGTAAAGTGTCCGTCTTGTAAAAAGTCGAACTGAATATGTTCTTTAAAGTGATCCCACTCTTCGACTGCAATAATACCCTTGAGTAGTAATTGTGTCTTGAGCATATCTGCAAAAAGAATTGAGAACTTCTTACGAAGTCTTCCAACGAACTTGGTAAATTTAAGTTCGTCACGAGTAATGTTATCAGAACGTCCAATCTGGAATCCTGACTCTTCTGCAAGTCTGGATACTGGAACATTCAATGAACGATAAAGTTTCTTCTGGAAGTATGTGATATCATCAATCTCACCAAGGTTTGAACCGCCTGGCAAAGTTGTAATCTCTGTACCTCTACCACCTTCTCTACGAGGGAGCCAGAAGTCTTCTAGCATTGACATGTGGTTTCTATCATCTCTGATTTCACCAGTTCGTGCATCGTAAACCATCTTGTTTCGATAACGATTCATCACATCTTTCAGATATGATTCTGCTTTCATCTTTGGTAGATTACCAACGTCAATATAAAAAATACGTCTTTCAGGCGCACGAGAAATCCGATAGATAACTAACGAGTCCTCAATCATACGCAACTGATTGACAGGTTTAATTGCTTTGTTTAGGTGTGATAGAACTGAACCCTTCTGCATATCGACTAGTCCAGACGGAGCATAAGTGATAGAATCTTCTGTAATCTTTACACCAGAACTAGCACCAGTAGATGAGTCCCATCCAGCTTGATTAAACATATAAAACGATTCAGAGCCTGTTACGACTTCCATACCAGTTTTTGTGTCTCTCTTCCTTTGGGATTCTCGTACCTTCTTAATCTTACGAGGGTCGATGTATCGAACTTCCTTTAATCCCTTACGAGGATTTGAGGGGTCGATAATCTTATGATAGTATAATCTACCATCAACATACCAACGTCTAAAGATATCATGTCCCTTAGCATTAAAATCTAATAAGTGAAGAACATCATGGAATTCCTCACGAATTTTGTCTTTAATCTTTGGGGATACTTCTAAACGATCTAAAGAGATGGATACTGACATATCCCTCTCATCAGAAACAATTGCTTCATTTGTAATATCTTCGATTGCACTATCACACTCTGGTTGTTGTGCTATATCTCGATATCGTTTTATTAAGTCAAGTTCACTTTTGTCACGCCCGTCCATATCAAGGACGGAGGCATAGTGCCCTCCGCCTGATATTACGTCAAGAGTGCCATCGTCAGAAGCGGGGGCAGTGAATCCGTCACTGCCGCCACCCTGATCTTTTCTTGTGATTTTGAAACCGAAAAGTTCCGCCATACTATAATTCTCCTAATTTTACCCTACTATTTAGTAGGTTTAAAAAGAAGGATTATACTCCAACCCTAGTAAAGTCAG